TTACAAATCAGATGATTCAATAAATTTCCCAATTTCTGGTGCATGTTGGTTAAGATATTCAGTACTACCACCCCATATAGGTAAACCCAAATCTTCATCAATATCTTTGACGAAAATGTAACCGACATGTTGTTTTGACCAGATTACTTCATAACGTCCTTCTACATCTGGTTCATTGATAATTATATCTTGTGTGTCTAATGTGTAATGATAACTCATATGAATAATTTTATGTTCTAAGATAAAATATTTTTATATTAATCTCGCCTGTTCCAGTAAAGCATCCATGTCATCTGTGGTGAAATAATGAGAATGTTGAGGATGCACTACCCACTGAGAATTTACGCAAACGATAGTACCGTAATAAAAGGCATCGATATAAATATGAAAGTAACCTCCAATCATAGGCTTTAACTCAACATATTTTTCTGGTTCAAATGCGGCTATAAAGGAAACAGGTTTTAATTCCATAAATCAAAAATACTAATAATATTAGTAGAACAAAAATGAAATGTGTTTGTTGCAGGGAAATGAATGAAGAAAGCGAACTATTGACAATGTTAGAAAAGTGTGCTGAACAATGTATAACTACGTACTCGAATTTAACGTGGGCTGAGACGGCTTGGTTAGTGCAACGTACACCTGAAGCAAAAATAGAAATTGCCCGTTGCTTTGAAGAGCATAAAAAAATGAGTGAAAAATATCATACGATTGGAAAGAGGTTACTAGACTTAGATACAACTAAAAATTAGTAATTCAAAAAATCATATTCTAGTCCTATGGCAGGTATCAATTTTTTTGTACTTGGAAAGTAGTATTCAGCACCAGTAAGAGTTAGACTTTTATACCTCAATCTAATTTGACTTCCAACCGCAATACGTCCGCTCTGAGGGAAGAAAACAGTTTTACCTGTTAGTACTGCTCCAAACGATTTAACAGGCTGTGCTACTCTTATAGTATTCACACCATTGATTGTAGCATTTGGGTCATCAGTGGAAATATCCATAATATATTTGTCTCTACCTAAGAACCAACGCTTGTCATTATACGCTATCATATTCAACTTTTGATTGTACTTATATGCAAACATTCCTGCTTTAGTTGAATCTGTTGAAGGGGAATAAGAGACATAGAAATTCTTATCCTGATACTCAAACTTCCTTTTATTCATAGAATCAATAACAGCAACAGCTTGTAATTTTTCACCGCTAACTGTTTGGACAATTTGGGTTAGACTGATAACTTTTGATTTCTCTATGTTGAGGGCGTTAATCATTGAATCTCTCCAAATCGAATCATAACCAATACCTGAGATAAACTGTTCTTTTGAAAGTATTTGTTTTGTAGCATCAGCAACAGCATGGCTATATCCATCCTTATCTACGACTCTTTTATTGATGGTAGCTTTCACATCAATCAAATTCTTTTGAAACTCACTTACTTTTTTTTGGGTAAGAGGTTTTGTATTTGGGTTTAAATAAGAGTAAACCCAAAACCCAAATAAACAAACCAATAAAATTGGAATGATATAGTAAATTATTTTATTTAATACTGTCATGTGTACTATCTTTAATTATTTTGGTTGCACTAACCTTTGCATCCTGTAGAGTCATGATGTATAAATACAGGTTTTCAATTTTTGCTTCCTTTTTAGCGTTATCCATTCTCAATTCTTTTATTTGTTGGTTTTTATCAGCAGTGGTACTTTCATTTAATGTTGTATTTGCCTGAACGAAATACCAAATCAAACCTAGTATCAACGTCCAAGCACCCATCATTAACCAAGTAGCAGGATTTTTAACAACCTCACCAAATGTTGCAGTTGGTGCTACTGGTAAATTATTTTCCATTTGTATTTATTGTTATTTACAGAATTACATATCCGTCTGTATCGGTTTGATTTAATTTTACCTTAGCTAAGAGCGTTTTCCAATGGTTACCAAAAGTCATTTCAAAATGTGGAGCATCTTTAATGCTTTTAAAATCATTTCCAGATACAAAACCATGTTTCTTGAATATTGAAATTACAAGCAACCAATTTTTATCAATTACCCATGAAGTTTTTCCATCAATAACTAAACAAAAGTCAAGTGCTAACCCGTAATTATGGTATGATTGTCCTGCTGATGCATTGGTAACAATAGAACCCTTTTTAGTTCTACCTTGTGCGTATAAAGCATCTGATTCTGCAAACGTTCTTAATGTCTGTGTAATGAGTGGATGCACACCTTGTGGAGTTTTAGCAACTGCTTCAGCGTATGCATCCAATGCTTTTTGTCTTATTGCAGGGTGTAGTTGGTTTAATCGTTCTATACTTTTAGTTTCCATAAATTTCTTTATGGAGTATTGATTGATTTAGGCTATAATCCAGTGTCCAAACGGTATCATCAAACCTTCAGTGTTTTCAGGTATTTCAGGGTCAGTTGGAATTACTACTTCATTCCAGTTATTTTTCTCTAGAAAAGCATTTACTAATCCAGTTGCAGAATTAAATGAAGATGATTTAAAGCCCTCTACAGCAACAGATGCAACAGTACCACCACTTACATTCAAACTAATGTCGCGCCACCTTGTACGGTCTGGTAAGTTGTCTACATTGATAGTAACAGTCAGTACATTACCTGATAAAGATTGGGTCATAGGCATCTTTCTCATTTGCCTGTATTCGTAAATTTCTCGAACTGGACAAACTAAAACAGTATCACCTAAAACTGACTGAACATTAGCCATAATTGTTCTATAACCTGCTTGTTCTTCAGGCTCACTTAGATATGCATGTGTCCCGAAGATGTGAAAATTACGTTCACCAGTTGCAAACATTGCATGTTGCGATTTATAGTAGTCAATAGGCTGTTCTCCAATCCACCAACTATCATCAAAATCACGGACAAAACAAAAGAATTCATCAGTGGTAAGAGCGGGTAACAGGACTTTATGAGTACCTGCCAACCCATCAAATGTAGCACCATTTTGGGAAACTATTGCTCTGTAACCATATGCTTTAGAAGCACTTGCAAAACCATTATCTGCTCCTGGGATTATAACATCATTGAACTTATAACCCGTTGCATTTAGCATTCTTACCTCTAAATCATTGATGTCATCATACCTTACAGGTGCACCACCATGTGTGTTTGTGTGGTTAGTTGGTGACCAACCCGCATCAATCATATCACGTAAACCTTCAGGTGTAATATACGTAGGGTCATACCCATCTAATCCAACTGAGAATGCACCATTCAATGCTAAATCACCTCTGTAATGGATGTTATTACCACATCCGTCTGTATAGGTCATTGTATTAAAGATATTGAATCTAGCAATGTTAGCCCCAGGACTCCCATCATCGAATTGTGGGGTCACCCACCCATATTTATTAAATTTTTGGGGGGCAACAACCGCAACTGGATTACTGGATTGGGATAATGTTATTTTTACTTTTAACTCTGCCATTTTATATATCGTTTGAAAGAGTCAGTCCTGTATGTCTGATATTATTAATCTCGCTTGATTCACCAAAGAAGGTTTTAATGTGAAGTATTGAAGCAGGTTGTGCAACTATTACTGTAGGATTTTTATCAACCCATGTATTACCACCGTCAACCGATTCTTCGACATACAACCTTGTACCATCACCCCTAACCCTAGCAAAAGGTGTTACACCTGCGGCAAAACTTGCATTAGTACCGTTATAACTTATACCGTTAAGACGTAATGACCAACGGCCATTGGTGTTAGAGTTACCTCTACTCCATCCTACCCCAACAAGTACATCATTATTTGCATCCAAATCTGTAGGGTCAACAGCTATCATACCACCATTTGATGTAAGTGGACTGTCAATCTGTAAAGTGAATTGAACATTAGGTAATGCATCAAATTGCGCCCATGTTTGACCGTAACCACCTGCTACTGATGCATCAAATGCTAGTGTATTTCCGTTAGTACCTTTAAGTGTAAGCCCAGGGTCTAACCACCATGCAGTTAATGGTGTCAAAGTATCTGGTACAGCTACTACCGTTGCAGTAAAGGCAACAGTGTTAGTTAACCATGCTGAAACATTGGAAACATTAGCTACTGCTTTTACTCTTACCCTTATTCCAGATACAGGAATAGCAACATCCCCTACTAATATAGGGTTAGCACTAACGGGAATAATAGTACCCGTACCTATTTGATATTCATAACTTGATAATGATGGATAATTTGGATTTAATGTAAAACCAAAACTATTTGCTGTATCATTTACCACTGCATTTGACGGTGCTGATGGAGTTGATAACGCTACAGTAGGTGTAAAGGCAACAGTGTTAGTAAGCCAATCACTGGCATTTGATACACCTGCAACTGCTTTTACTCTAACCCGTAAATCACCAACAGGAATCAAAATATCCCCTACTGGAATAGGCATAACCGTCACCGTATTAAAGTTACCACTACCTACAACAAACTCATAACTTGATAGATTTGGATAGTTAGGATTTAGTGTAAATGCGAAAGTATTATTCGAATCGGACACTATCCCATTCGTAGGTGCTGAAGCCGTTGGTAATGCAGGACTGTTTGCTACACCGATATAACTGATTAATCCATCTTTAACCGCAAATTGAGTTAAGTCAAAATATTGCAACAGGTTAATATCTGGTAATTCAGAAAGAGGTACTTTACCTGATACCTTACTAGCTTTACCAGATAATGAAGATTCAATTTTTGTAGATGAATAAGTAGTTGTACCAGATGCTACACTATCATTTATACTTGCACCACCAGTAATTGATGGTTTATTTGTTAAGTCATTATAGTTACCAGAAAAAAGTGTTGGTAAATTAGATAAACTTGTATAAGAAATTGTTGGAATAGCTTTTAAAAAGCCCTGAGCATTAACATAAGTCTCTGTAGCTAGTCCTGTAGGTTTACCAGTTATGTCATTCCACGTTACAGCCGTTAGATAAGCACCTTTAAGCTGATAGGTAGCAGTTGCTAATTCCTTAGTTAAATATGGTGTCAAATCAACATTACCAGTGGTTGCAGGTTTATTTGTTAAGTCATTATAGTTACCAGAAAAAAGTGTTGGCAATCCTGATAGACTTGAATAAGCAATTGTTGGGATAGCTTTGATAAAACCTTGTGCATTAACATAAGTCTCTGTAGCTAGTCCTGTAGGTTTATTTATTAAATCAGCATAGCTACCTGAAAACAATGACGGCTTGGAAGTTATTTCACTCCAAGAAACACCAGTTAAATAAGCACCTTTTGGTTGATACAATCCTGATGCAGACGTTTTTGTTAGATATACCTCCAATGCGGTTGAATCAGCCTTACTGTTAACAGCATTCTTAATTTCGTTCATGTCAGCAGGTGAAACTCTATCACCAACTTGTTTATTTGTAAAAGTTATATTCATTTATTTATATTAATTGGAAAGGTAAAGTGTATGGTAATGATGAGTTGTTACCATCTATTACTCTATTTGGTATTGAACATGTGTTTTGTCTTCGAATAGTCTGAATGGTGATTCTAAAAGTTATCCCTGCTATACGGTCACCATCAGATTCAGTGAATTTTTGACTGTTTGCAGTACGGTTAAATGTCCACAATGGACATTGATATAAAAACTCATAAAAGTCTTCTGCAATTTCAAGTGTACTGCTAAATATCTCCAACTCATTGCTACCATCAGGTGCCAATAAATCAGCTAATGTAATCTCAAAAATGTCGTTACGAACCCTATTACTGATGTTAGTATCTTGATATTCAACATTAGCTATAAGATATTTTTTATCGGGTTTAGCTGTGAAATCACTAATGTCATAACTAGTTACAGATTGCACTTGTAGATGACTCCTAAAGAAGTTTTTAAGCTCTAATTGTATCTCTTTTAAAGTCATTATAGATACCTATTCCTTCCTGTACGTTGGAAATAGTCACTGAAATCATTGTATTTTTCGACATAGATTCCAGTGACATTAAACGTTGTACTTGCTTTGGTGGAACCACCACATGATGTATCTGTATTAGACGTTTTAATTGCCTCTATTAGCTCTAACTTTGCGGATGCAGCCTCACTATCCCAATATGCTTGATAATCCATCTTAGCCTTGTATTCTACGGCATTAGCATTGTTAGCATTTAGTGTCTGTAAACCTTTATTAGTAAGCTTAATACTATTCAATTTCACGAATTTTGCCATTGTTGCGGCTATTAGGTACGGACGGATATAATCAGTAATCATATCCCAAGTTTCAGGTGTAAATGGTACTGGATTTTCCGCATCAAAGTATGCATCAGCTTCAGCTATAATAGCATGATATCTATCTTTACCTAATATTTTACGCAAATCGGTATTTTGCACACCCGCTAGGATTATACTAATATCTTTTTCTGCAATATTGTCTTCCATAACTGAACTCGCTTTAAGTTCAGATATAGTTATAAGCATGGTTTTATTTTTCATTATTTTTTCTTGATTACGCTAAGTGCTTTGAAGTAATGTCTACAGTGGTTAAGTGTCTCATACCCATTGTTCCAGTGCCCTCCACTATTTTTCATAATTGAATATCCGTAAATTGCGCTCATCTGTTCGATTGAGTCACGTGAATACAGTTTTCCAGATTGGATAAGCTTCACACAGAACGGACGTGATGTATCTAATAAAACCTCACCTTGAACATCTTCTCTCAAACTGTATTTGAACATCGTCATGATTTCACGTTGTTCTGCTTCTACTTTCTTGTTAGGCGTAGGATTTTTTATAATGAATTTTCCATCTTTTACCTCCTGTTGGATAATACCAGATTTGCCCATGTCAGAAATCAACTTTTTAAGTCCTGCTGTTGTGATTTCAATACCTAAATCATCCTTAATTTTCTTACGTAAATCAGCAGACGATAAACCAGATATTTCTTTATCCAAAATCCATTGAGCAATGTCTGCTTCATCATCAAATCTTAGCTGTGCTTGAAATTTATCACCTTCAACTATTTCATATGCATTTTCATCATCACCTAGTGCTTGGATAGCTTCAAAATCTTCATCAGTTAATTCCTTTGAAAAGTGTTGACATGTAGAATGATTGGAAAAACTGTTAGCTTCAGGTACAGCAGGTGCAGATTGCTCACCTATTAATCTATCTCCATCAGGTAGTGGTTTCATACCAATTTCAGCCCTAAATTCATTGATTGTTAACACTGATTTTTTAACATCATCAGATAATGAAGCAGAGAATAAAGGTTTATTTTGGAAGAATATTTTATCATTAAATAAATCTGATAAAGCAGATTCTAATTCTGTTCTTTTAACCCTTAAATAAGAGTTATTCCAAATTTCATAAGCGTTTTCTAGCTCGCTACTTGCTGATAATTGTCCCTCAGTCTTGTCACCGAACAGTGCGGGGGAAGTAATACCGTGTCCCTTATATATCTTACTAGCAACGTCTTCTGATAATGTTATATAGGCATCAGCCCAATCACCAGATGTTAATGGTGTAATAGAAATAGGTTGTGCATCTGGATTATTCCAATCTATTAGCACCTTTTTACCTGATGTTCCAGTAAATGCACCTAAGATGTCACTTTCAGCTTTCTTTGCAACATCTTCATCAACTTCACCTTTAAATAATGAAAGTACTGTTGAAGGACTAAAATGATTAGATATCTGATTGAAGTTGAAATTACTGATTTCGATATCTGTTAGGATTGTTTTTATCAGTTGGAAATAGTCAGGACTTGGATACACCTGTGATGTAGAGGGTATGTAACCTTCGTAGTAGAAAATCTTAGATTTATTATCGGGATAAATTACTGATGGATTATAACGCTCATAGGTGTACGTCACTTTATCCCGATTTTCACCACCATAGTAAAATATTTTATCTTTTTGTTTTGATAGTCCTATTCTTTCTATTGGAACATGAATATAAGAAGCAGGTGTACCATCCATATTAAAGTTAATTTCCACCGCAAACGCTGAATAAATCAAGTTACTAAGAATCAACTTATTGATGAATAGTTCGAATGTATCATCAGAATTTACTTTCTTCCTAAATGGCTTTTTATCTGACACATTTAATAACCCATCACCCCAAATATGTACTGCTTTTTGGTTTATAATATTTGCATGGATTGGACTGCGTGAATAGAGGGATAAAATGAAAAATGGATAATCATTTGATGTACCCCAATCAATAGGTTTATCGTTACTATTGGTTGTTGATTCTGTCGGTAATGGAATATGAACCGCTGAAAGTTCCAGTGATTGTATTCTAGGATTATTTATATTTTTATCGGACATTCTTTATTGTTTTTTAAGTATTGCGAATGCCTACGGTAAATATCTAAACCCATCATTATCATTGGAAGGAACATATACATTAGGAACGAATTCTAGCGCATCTAATACTCTTATTACACCTGATGTAACACTAACATCATTCGACAATAATTCATAGTTATACAGACCTGTATTAAGGTTAGAATAAGACTCAGAATAAAGAATAAAATAAGAATTTCGTCTCGGATAAAATGATAGGTCACTACCTAAAGTAATGTCTAAGGATTTACCAGTTGATTGTGGTGTTAATCTTAAAATATTATCACTCCCAATTACCTTTTCTAGGATTAAATAATTTTGATTTAATTGTTTGTCTATAATCATAAATAGGTATTGATAGGACAAAAGAAAACCCCTATCAAATTAATGATAGAGGTTAGATAGTAAAAGAGAATTACTACTATGCAATTGGAGCAATTGCATCGTCAGCACCATCTTGGGCTAACAATTTGATACCAAACGCATCATTACTTTGGAAGGTTAATTTAAATCCTTTGTCATCAGATGGAGCAGTACCTAAACCACCAGTATAACCGTTCATTTTCAGGTTACCACGCAATCCTGCTGTGTAATATACACCCGATTTGTCTAGGACAATAACAGCAATTTCTTGCCCTGATACATTATCAACCCATGCTGAATTTTCAGCAGTAATACCTTGCAAGGTAACAGCTAAATCAACTGTTTTGTAACGTGTACCGTTCTCATTGAAAACACCTGTAACATTAAGTCCAGTTGTGTCTTTTAACAAGCCGATTTCAACGAAATGTTTACCAGTTTGTAAGCCGATTGCAGAGATAACACCACCTGTTGCTTGGGAATAAGGAAATGGTGTTCCAGTTAACGCTTTCAAATCTTGATAAGCAATCATATATAATTTAGAAATACCTGCAATTAAATCTTCACCACAATTTTGTGCTGATAGTAATTCGGTAATTGATAGACATGTAGCCATATATTTTTATATTTTAAAATTTTGAGTTAGAAAAAAAAGGGTAAGTAAACTTTACCTACCCTTCGTTTATTAATATTTATTGTTCAGAGATTACAGGATTGAAGCAAATACTACCTGTGAAGGGTCAATCACTTTAATACCTAAAGAGAAGTAAGCATTCAATTTGTAGATGTTGTCATCTTTAGAGAACCACATTTCAATTGACTCAGTTTCTGGTACACCAGTGAAGGCCATATGGAAGTTTGATAACCTAGAAATGTAAACGTTTTTAGAGCCTTTTAGACCTGGAACAACAATGATTTTTAAGTCAGTCTTAGCAAAGACTAAATCAGTATCAACATTTGTTTTATCGGCTTTATATAATTCTCTTGCATAAGCTCTATGTACTGCTTTAGACATGAACATATAAGTATCTTCAGCTTCTAAGATGTCTTCATCTACTGCATCATATAAATCATATAATTTATCAGAAATAGATGTTGAACCTGAAACAGAAATTGCAGTAGTACCTGCCGCTACTTGTTTCTCAATACCGTTAAACCATTTTAAATCTGGATTAGTAGTTTTAGTGGTGTCACCTTGCCATAAAAGCAATTCACCTTTTAATTTCATTTTAGCTACTTGCGTATCTAAGATTTGTTTAACATATTCTTGTGACAATACTCTGTCTTCAACACCTTCAGCAGCGGCTGTTACTTCTGTCAAATAAGTACCTTCTAAATCGTCAAAACACCAATCTTGATATGATGCTAATTTCGTTACACTTACCTCTGTTTCGCCAAACGCAACTCCTCCATTAGCAATACGGCCACAGCCTTGCTTTTGAAGCACAACATCAGTGTTCATCTTTAAAATTGGTGCAGAGGTGATTACTCCTGCTTGATAGTTTTTAGAGTCCTTTAATAGTTTTACAGTTACTCCTTCTTGGATACCGTTAACAACCATTTTAAAACCACCGTTTACTTGTTTTATTACTTCGCTTAATGCGGATTTATCAAATGCCATATTATATTTTTCTTGTTTTTTATTGTATTGGTTATTCAGAATTAATTATTTACCGTTCATTGCTTCACGTAATCTTTCTGCGTTAATTTCTTTTTGGGTTTTCTCCTTGAATGTTGGAGCGACTTTAGAATATTCCATTGGAGTTTTAGCTAGTACTTCCAACTTTGCTTCGAATGCTTTAAATAATTCTTTGATTGTTGAATCGACTGTATTTAAGTCAACTTTAGTTGCGTAATTCTCAGTAGAAAATGTACCCGCTTCAGCTAATTTGTCTTCCAATTCTTTAATCTTAGCTTCCAATTCAGCAATCTTTTCATCTTTTGCTTCGTCTTCTTTCGGTGCTTCTTCAGTAGGTACTTCATCAGCTAATTCTTCACCTGTTTCTTCTTCAGGTTTAACTTCAACTTGCTCGTCAATTGATGCAATAACTCCGTCAGCAACGGTAAATTTGAATGCACCTGAGTCTACGGAATATGAACCATCAGGAACAGGTGTAGCTTCAACTCCTTCAGTAACTTCAGCACCTACTTCACGTGAAGTAATGTTGATTTCTTTGCCGTCTTCAGTAGTAACCATTTCGAACTTTTGTTCAATGTTTTCGTTAATCTGTTTAGCGAATTTTAAAAGTGATTTTATGATATCCATGTATGTCTTTTTATTGTTTTTTATTGTATTGGTTATGCTTAACTTTATTCATGTATTCAGTTAGCTTAATCAGCTCAATAGCCAATAATTGTTCATCGGATAATTGGATACTTTGAATGTCTGCAACCTGTGCACTATCGTATCCCATATAGTTGAAAAGTCCCTCGACTGAGTAACCCCATTTCTTAACTGCTTCGAATGTTTCAGCGTCTTCTATTTGACATCCTAATACCCATGAACCATTAGGTAAATCAAGTCCATTAACTCTACCTTGCCCTACTTCATCACCAATAATTATTGATTGGAAAAAGTATCCTTCAACTGTTTTATCAGTATGATTAATATTGATGTTGTGATGAAACCCTTGTTTGAAAAACTCCTTCGACATTAGTCTAATGTCATCTGCTTCAAATACGATATTGTGGTATCCATTAAAGACGTTATTAGGTTTTCTTAGTATCTTTTTATTGGGGATTATTGCCGCTCCTAGCACTTCGTTTTTGGATTCATCTGAACTAAAAACTAATTCAGCAGGGTCATTATTGAATGCTAAATACATAGATGAATGTGCAGGGTCATTTGTCAGTGCAACGGCATGAACGAATGCTTCATTTTCAGGGTTAATTACCATGCGGAATACAGGTAATGAATCAATTATTTCTTGGTCTGTCATTTTCTTTTTATGGGTATTGAAAACGACATAAAAAAACCCCTACCAAATGAATGATAGAGGTTGAATAATTAATTATTGGAAGGTTATTTAAGCGTCACTAATTGCGTCATCAAAAGCTTCAGCATCACGTGAATTTTTAATATCTTTTTGAGTAACGTATGCTTTGAGTGGGGATATATTGGTTATCTCTACTTTTTGAATATCAGACGACCTACCACCGTTAGGATTTATAACGGGTGCCTGATTGTAGTTTATCCCACTACCACCTGATGCACCTGAATCAGGACTACCACCAGATATAGAGGCTCCACCCCCATTCATGAACTTACCTACAGAGGCGGCAACGATTGAAGCGATACCTGCACCTGCATTTAGTTTAGCCTTGCCGATTGTTAAAGCAGTAGCGGCACTAGCAATAGCATAAGCAGGGTTAGGTATTGGTACACCAATGAATGCAGCAGCGGGTATTAACTTTGGAATCGCGGCTAAGTTAGCTTGTGCTATAGCTATACTACGGGCTGTACTTGTTATGATTTGACCTATAGCTAAACCTTTCTCGACAGCAAACAACATGTCAGCAAGGGCTTTATTCTTTCCAAACAAAGTACCTAATGTATCCAGTCCCTGATTAGCAATATTATATTTGGCATCTTGTAAGTCCTGTTCATTTTGTTTTTGACTTGCCTTTAGTTCCTTATCTGCTTCATACCCTTCTAATTGTATAGCACGAATTTTTGCTTGAAAATCAGATTCCGCTGTTAATTTTTCAGCATCAGACATTACTTTAGTTTCCAATTCTAACTGGTACTGGTCTTTTAGCAATTGTATTTCATTTGCACGTTTTTGTGCAGGGTCAATTGCGTTGTTTACATCAGTAGTATCATTAATAATATTATTATTTAATGTTTCCTCTCTACGTATTTTAGTAGTTTCAATGGTTACATTATTGTTAATTTCATCAGCACGTTCAGGATTGTTTTTTCTTAATTCATTAGCTTTGGATTGTAGTGCTTTAATACGCAAATCATAACTAGATAATGCTTTATCATTTTGTTCCTCAAATGCTTTATCTAAGATGTCATCATATTTTAATTTTACTTCACCTAATTCTGTTGCTTGTGCATCCAATAAAGTTTTGACTTGTGCAGAATTTGCACCGTATGCTTTTTTAGTTGTTGCAATTTTGCTTTTGTAATTTTCGGTAATTGCTAATTCTTCTTTGCTACGTTCCGTGATGTATCCTTTTTCGATTACTTTTAATGCTTCATCTACATTTTTCTTTGCCTCATCGCGTAATGCTTTAGCTTGCTTATTAGCTTCGTCTACTTTCTTTTTATGTTCGTCTGCACGTTTTTGGGTAATAGTATCTAATCGTTTTTGCTCAACTGCATCTAATACTATTTTATCCTGTATCAACTTATCAGCACCTTCTTTATATTCTTGTGCACTAAGTTCATCAGCTTTCTTTTTTAATGCTAAATCAGCTAATTGATTATCTAAAATTTTTCTGCTATTTAAATATTGTTGACGCTCATTACCACCTTTTGCCGCTAAAAGTTTATTCTGGAATTCTAACTCTCCATTCATCTTCTTCATTGAAATACTAAATGCTTCTGATGCTCTACTAGCCTCTGATGTTATACCTGCAAAGTCTGTAAATTTTTCGATGATAGCACCCGTAACTTCAACTATATCTTTCAGAAATGGAATAGCTTCGAATATTTGTTTTTTGAATTTGATGAAACCCGTAACAACAGCAATCAATGCAGTAGCTATAGCAATGAATGGAATATTCTGCATAGCAAGATTGAATAACTTAGTTACTATCGTTGCTCCCTCAGTGGCAACCGCTACTTCCGTTGTAGCTACAGCTTGTGCTTCAGTTGCTACTATCTGTGATTCTGTTACAGCAAGATTTTGGCCTTGTGCAACTGTGTTTGCTTCTACTACAACAGTCTGTTCCGTTAGGGCTACATTTGACGCTAAAAGGTTGTCTAAGAATGGATTAAGTACATCCATACTATCTCCAAAATTATCTAATAAACCTACGATTGCCTGTAAACTTTGAAGTTTAGCAATAGACTCATTAGCTGTTTCTGCATTTACCCCAAGCAACGTGAATGTTCCTTGCAGGGCACTTAGGCTGTTGACCGCCAATGAACTAACTTTTGCTAAAGCTTGGAATTTATTTCCAGGGTCGAATGCTTGTGTCTCACGACCTAAAGTTTGCATCTGGTCTGTTAACGAGGCAATTGCTTTTAGTTGCTCTCGGTAAGCCGCTGTACCTTGTTCACCTGCTTGTGCTAACCTTAGTGCTTCTTCTTTTGCAAATTTTAGTTGTGCCTTAAAGGATGTAACAGCTTTTGTGCCTGCGCTTAGTCCACCGCCTGAGCCAATTTTATTTATCTGTGTATTTGCTGATGCAACATCAGTAGCTAAACCACTATTATCAATCGCTGTGTTGATGATAATATTAGTTTGCAATTCGTTATTTTCTGCCATGTTTTATTCTTTAACATGGTATTGAAAGTGTTATAGAATAACCTTCTGCAACTTGATGGTACTACTCCTACTACTGTTAGTATAGTTGACACTTAACACTTTCCAGTAACCGTGTCCGTCTAAACCAAAATCAATGAAAATGGGAGTAGCTAAATCTAATTGATTGATATCATTTTCGTTTAGATATGCTTCACCTTCAAAATAAACTATGTTGGGATTTCGCAATTCTTTGAACTGATTTTGATAGAATGAATATGATGTTGGAATAGATGGAAAACGTTTCCAATATCCTTCATTAGGATTGGTAAAATGTAAGTCACGTGTAGGATTGAAATCAATCCCCATTACAAAATTACTAGCCATTGCACCCGCATAAATTTTCTCACCATCAATATTATAATCAGTATTAACGTAATCCCAATTTTCGGTAATTACCGTAACGAATGTATTTTGAAATGTTTGCACACCGTTATAATGAAGTATTCGTATATTGCTATCTAAGGGTGCAACGCTATCTCCATTGAGTTTATATATCCAAGGTATAGGTAAAGAAAAACCACCTTGTCCAAACACGTTAGGAGCACTTAAAACAGTTGGAGTAGATGAAAATATTAATTCTACTTTTTTAGGTGTATCAGAAATGCCCTTACTATCTGTTACTGTCAGACTACCAAAATTTTTATTATATTTTTTAGTATAAAAATCATTGATATAATCGGAGTCACTTTTAAATACAAACTCATAAGATTTTTGAATATCTACATTTGTTTTTATTGTACTAGTTGTTGTGTTATCAATTTTCCCGCTCCAATCAAGTGCATGTTGAAAAATCTCTAAACCTTTAGTACGTTCATAATATTTATCATAAGTTTCAAAAACTACTGTACGTGAATCAGTGTCAGTATAGATGTACAGATTAAATAAATTACGTAAACTATTTAAAAAATCTAACTGCTTAATCCCCGTTGGAAGTGTGGGAGTAATTGTATTATTTATTCCTAGGTTAGTTATAAACTTAGAACCTAATTCATTTGGAAAACGTAGTTGAGTATCAGAAAAACTATACTGATATCTAGACTCAAAACCATTTAAATTAGAACCGTATGCAAATTGGGTAGCAAAACATATCCTAATTTGCCTCCCTAATGCGTACTCCCTTTCAGGGATTATTACATTACCTACTCTATTGAGAGTACCAACAGGTATAGCAAACGTATCTTGACCTATAACATCCCATCCATCCCATGTATTGTACCCGTCTAGATAGTTTTCATCAATAGTTTCACGTTCAAATACATATACAATACCCGTTAAAGGCTGATTTGCAGGATAAATATTGTTAGTTGATACCTTATATGATAGGTTTGCAGTGCTTTTAAACGTTCTCATAACATTAAAAATCACCTTATCATGCTTAGTTGATGACACATTTGCACCACCAAACCATGTTCCGACCTGTAATAAGTTAAAAGCATCTAGTTTATTGTGTATATCAATGTCCGTTACTAGGTTAAACGGGCTGAAAAATGTAGAATTCCCTGGTGGAAAGAAACCAAAAGTTATTGGTGTAGCTTGACTAAGCTCTAATATCACATCAGTTCCATCGTATTCGGTGGTTTCAGTAATCACAGCTTGGTTATTTGGAATGATTAGATTACTGAACATCTCTTTAAATTCATCTGTTCCTTCCACTTTCCAATTATAGGGTAACCCTATCCTAGTCTTTTCATCATCAGTAATGACAACATTGGAATCAGTAAAGATTTTATCTAGAATTGTAGAAACAAATACAGCAGGTCTGAAATTGAATATTTGGAATGGATTAGTATTAATTGCAGTTGCTGATTTATACGATGCAAACGGCACACCATTGTGTATTAATGGGTAAACGTAACCCATTGATTTAGGGTCATTGTTCCAATTGTATTTAATGGTATTGATGTTGAAGGTATGGGTCATTTCTGACAAATCTAAATCAGTCAATACCTTGTCACCAATCATATCTTTGAAATCTTTCAGTTGCCCTGTAACAACACAATCATAACTCTTAGTCCCGTTAGGATTTCTATTAGTTTGTAGGTGCCTCAAAGTACCTTGGAGTATTAATATTCCATTTTCATAAATATATACAGGGACTAATATTTGCGGATTATATGACCAAAAAAGTAAGCCATTAGTTGTTGCACTTTCATCAATATATTTATTTAGTACTCCACTATATCCAAATGCTGAATTGTTCCTTTGAGTATCTTTGAAAGATAAATTTTTTGTGAAGGAATCTTTTCTTTTGGAAACATCGTTAATGTCTGCTACTTGGAAGACAGATGTCATGTCTACTGTGTCAACATCGAGTTTGGCGTATTGGTTATTTGGTTTATCGTCTAAATATATTTCGTACATTTTTAATTCTTTTTATAGGTATTGATGGGACCTCAAAGAATTATTCTACATTTGGAATTATAAACTTAATCATATTAAATATGGCACGTCCTAAAGCAAATAAACAACTGACAGTTGAAGAAACCATTAATTTTAAAATCGATTCCTTAGAAACACACATTGAAGCTTTACAAGCGGAATTGGTACATTGGAGAAAAGTAGCTTCAGATTATGAAACTAATAGAGTAACTATCGAGTCTATCCTATCAGTACATCAGGCACCAGATTTATCTTTTGCACCTGCAAAAACTGAAGCACCTGTTGCAACTAAAACTAAAAAACCAAGGGGTGTTACTGTAAAAAATTAATACACACCATCAATAAATGTGAAAGGGGAAACAAATAAATGTTATCCCCTTTTTTTATTTAGTCTGGTGTTGTACCAGTACCACATTGCCCTTGTGATACAAGTGAACCATTTACAATATAGTAGTAACGTTTGATGTCATTTGATAGAACCCTAACATAATATCCATTGGTAGGTAATTGATTAAGTCCTGTGTTAGCATAATACCTATCTGGTGATACGTTTTTAGGCATATATAGATAGTTGATAGGTGAAGTTATAGTTGCAAAACCGCAAGCGTTACCTAAAGTAGTATCAAATCTATGATAAGTAAACCTATTGAAGTCCTCTACTGGTGGTGGATTACCTATATCGCCTGTTGGATAATTTCCTGCTGATGCATCTCCGCTACTTTTAACTGTAGAATATTGTCCATCATTCGGGTCTTTAGATATATACATCCATTTATTAGTAACAGGGTAGTAATAATAACCATCTAGAATTGAATCACCAACACCCTCATTTCTGATACGTGTACCCAAACTGAAGAATGGATATACATCTACTTCAGCAGTTACTTTATTGGCACTGGTAACCGCGTATGATGCCGTAGTAGGGTCATATCCTAATACTATAGCCGCCTTTTGAATGGTGAAAGTAAACGGTTGAGAATAATGTGTACCCTCAGAATTGGTTACATATGCTCTAACACTAACATTCTGTCCACCTCTTATTTGCCATTCATCCATTCCAAAAGCATGTGAAGCTTCTGTTTTAGTCATAGTAGTGTTAGATGGAAAACCATCAGTTGCAGTACCTTTAGATTCTAACCATTCCCCTGAAAAATATTGAAATCCATATGATGTTGTGTCATTATAGTAACTGGATTTTAATACAGCGTTTAAAGTAATTGTACCTAATCTAGTATCAGGTGCAGTTGGAATATTAGCAAAAGGTAAAGTGTTTAATCCTGCATCATTATATGCTTTCAGTTGTCCTGATTTGAACATGTTAATGACACCGATTCTATGACTTGCATGGAAGTTATAATTGTAGCCACCAACGTAACAACAGCCGATAAAACCTGCTGATGTATTGAGAATGTAGTCTAGGTAAAATCTAGCTTTAATTGTTTCTAGAGTTTCACCTAAACCTAATGCGATATTGTGGTACACTATCTGTCCATTCTTCATTACCTGAAGGTTTTTACTGGATAGTGCTGAAGCGGGTACTGCCATAAATTTGTTTTTTAAGTATTGGTTATGATATCCAAATTGAATTTTCAGTTCCAGTATTCACCGTTGGAATAACTAAAATATTATCAGCATATATAGCAGGTGCAGACAGAACAGCATTAGCCCTAATTGTATTTCCTGCTGTAATATTTACAGTAGCTGTTATACTATTACCTACATACATGAATCCACCCGCATCTAAACTTAAATCAATACCTGAGAATGTACCGCCATTAGATGAACCTCTACCTATGATAAAACTGTTGGAAGTAGAGATTCCCATACCCCAACCTATTTGACCCGCTCTAGTCATACCGTAATATGCATAGTTTCCTTGTGTACCGCGTGTTACACTTATTGCTCCATACGGGTCTGATACAGCACCATCATTAGCAACTTCAATTCTATAGTTATTTAGATATTTACCTTCAGCAGTAAATCTATGTAGCGGTGCATTACGATTACCAAAATGGAAACCAATTGAATCAATACCCCCTTGGAAATATCCTATACCATGTTCTGGTGCAGACTCTAGTCTCCAAATATTATTGTGTCCTGCGTTATAGTTGATATTTGAAAATCCACCTTCACTACCTTGTGCTGATGTCATCCGACCATATGATTGAATGTAATTGGCGGCGAAATTCTCATATGTATTCCCTGGGTTATTTCTAACTACAATTCTACCTGATTGTTCTATTCCAATTGTTGATGCTACTACACCTTCCCAATGCATACCTAGTACAGGCGAAGCAGTAGATAGTAATTCTAGTGTACCGTTATCGAACCCTGTTCCACCGTTTGTATTTCTAAACTGTTGATGTCTGTTCATTCCATCAGTAACTACACCATACCATTGATTCCATGTTGAGTCAATCCCCTTACGTATATTCAACATGGGTATACCACCATTGTTAGCGGCTGTTGAACCAAATGCGAGCTGATAAGAAGCGTCACCTGTACTTGCGGTTGTTCCGTTCCAAGGTGCAACGGTCATAACCCCTGCATAATTACCACCTGTTGAAGTGGATGCAGAACCAACGAAATCAAGTCTTAATACATTTGGATTATCTTGTGGTAAAATACTTGCGGCATTCCTATTTGGTAAATCTATACTTCGAAGTGTATTCGATATACGCGCGTAATCAGCCCCTCCAGTAACGGAATTATTAAGTGCTGAACCATTATTGATTCCAAGAAAACCATTGATTGTAGCGGCTGATGATGGCCTCCATTCATTGGTATCTGTTGAATACCCTAAAAGAAATATAGGTGTAGTCCCTCTTTCAGCCCCACTATAAGAAGTACCATTCCATTTCTTAGCATTGTCAACTCCAACACCATATGATGAAACTCCATTCCATGCCATTAAAACGGGATGTGATACACCTGCTTGACCAAATGCTACTTCAGGATTAGTACTTGATAATGCTCTACCTGTTGGAGATACGCCTTGTGATGCATCAAAAATAACATGGTCAGTTCCATAGTTAGCCCACCTTAAATATTTACTTACTTGCAAATCTGCTGAAGCATTATTAATTGATGTGATAACCTCGTTACCTTGTATTTGATTTCGATATGCAAACGAACCTAAACCGATAAACCTCTGTACACTACCTGCATTCAATGCCCTGATGTAACCGTCATCATCATAACCGCCAAAGATTCTATCAACCCTATAAGAGTCTTCTACAGTTGCTTGCGTATTAAAATAACTTGCGAAAATTTGACTAGATGCATTACGTTGCACTAATGTATTAGCACTTGTTACCTGAGAAAATGGATTCTCATATTCATTTAAAACACGGTAATTATTTACACCACGTTTCATGTAATAACTTCCCTTAACAATCCAGTTTCCTTCACGGGAATCAAACGCACCTGTAACACTTCCATCATAGGTTTCTATTTGGTAACCCCAATGGAAGTGTTGTCTTATATTAGAAGGTTGTGTAAAGTCATTACCACTATTATCAGCGGCCATACCATAGCTATAATTGTTGGAATTTAAGTAGAACGTATTATTATTCATAGATAATCCACCCGTTAGATTTCCACCTGATAACGGTAAATAACCCGACAAGTCAGATACAATATTTTGATTAACCCATCTTGCACCATTCCAAATTAATGCTTGTCCAACGTTGGGAGCTGATAATAATACATCAGCCAATGTTGCTAGTGAACCTCCACCTGCTCCAGGATTAGGTATACCTCCACCACTAACAGCATCAGCTAACCACATAGAACCATCTTGCATAGATTCAGGGTTATACAATGGAATATATAATTGTCCACCCCTTACATCTGCAATACCGTTGTTTTTCCAAATAGCACCTAAGCTACCATCAACCCTAATCTTTGCTCCATCTAATCCAGTGTTACTATTGTTAAATGTAAAGCCACCAATTGAACCTGATGTTGCATTTACCACCCCTGAAATGTTTGCATTTGTGAATGTTGCATTACCTTGTGCATCAATGTTAAAATTAGGGGCACTGATACCGTTAGCTTGATTGATTGTGATTCCTCCAATGTTACCACTTGTGGCATTAATGTTACCAGTTAAGTCAACATCTGAAGCAAACAATCTACCTTCACTGGTTAATGAAGTGCGTGCTGTACCGTTAGCATTTGTTTGGATACTTTTTATTGCACCCTGTGTAAACACCCATCCATATTGACCATCACCAATGTAGATGTTTTTTGATTGAAGGTTAGCTAAATATGCATCGTTGGCAAGTAATAGATTAGTAGCAATGTTGGTATAGCTTTCCATTGCAGTCCAATATGACGTATCTGTTACTGGTGTTCCTGCGGGGATTGTTCCAGTACCAAATCTTGATTTATAAAAGGTAGCACCAAATTGAACTACTGTTATCCTATCATCATACATTGGATAAGCTATAGCACCTGAATACAAACCTTTGTAATCCATGAATGATGGTTTCCCAGTTGCACCATCGGCACCTGTTCTACCACGTGTTAAACTGAATTTATAGTCAGCAGGGTTATTACTATCATTAATATTTTGGTCGGCATATACACCCATGTAATCACCTACATCTTCTCCATTATTTGAAGTAAAATTGAATCCATCGTTGGAATATTTTATGTGTAAATAAGACGGTTTTCCATCAACTCCAATACCTGCTATACCTTGTTCACCTTTAGCACCCTGAGAACCTTTAAGTTGTACCCATGTATAGGCTGTGTAAGTATTAGGTGCAGTTGGAGAATCAGTTACAGCAGTACCGATATAAATATCTGGTGTATCAGACATAGGATTTCCATTAGCATTTGGAGAATACTTTACATGAAAAAAGTTTGAAGTACCATTGATACCGTTGCTACCTACAGCACCCTGAGAACCTTTAATCAACTTCCATTTATATAATGCAGGGTTGTTTGAATCAGCTTCTATTTCATCAACTAGAGTACCAAACCAATCACCTACTACTTCACCGTTATTAGCAGTAAAAGTAATCCCACCATTATCGGAATATTTAATATGAATGAAATTTGATTTACCATCTTCACCTTTAACAGGTATACCATCTAATCCAGTTTGTCTATTCCAATTATACATTCGATAATCAGAACTATCTTCTTCAATTCTATCAGTGTATGTACCAATAAATGTACCTGCTGTTTGATTGAAATTAAAACTACCATCTTCACTATCTGCATACGCCAAATGGATGAAGGAACCGTTCAATCCATCAATTCCTTTTTCCCCTTGCAATCCAGGTATACCTACACCGTCCTGTCCATTCTGTCCATCTTGCCCGTTATTACCAACAACCTTAATCCATTGGTATTCAGAATATTCTAATGATGGTTCAGGTGTTAATTTGTTATATGCATAGCCTACGTATTTTTTACCTAACGGACTTTTAGAAATACCCGTATTTGGACTATCAGCATACATAACCCAATTATACATGGTTACACCGTCTTCACCTCTAACTGGAATTATTTGAAATCCTGAACCCTGAGTATAGACGTATACAAAATCATCAACTACAATCCAATTAATTACAGTTATTGCACCTGCTGTTTTATCTAAATTGATACCGCCTTTATAACCTGCATTGAACGGTAAGTTGATACTATGTCCACCAACTTCATCCTGTTCCACTATTAAGATTCCCGTTCTACCTGCTTCATGATTTGCGGCAATAAAAACTTCATCCTGTTTTAATAATATTTTTCTTACTATCTCCATTTATTTTAAACTCTAACTACCCCATTTAATCCAATCACATATTCATAATCTGCTGTTTGCAGAACGATATCAGGATTGGTTGTACCTATCATTCCTACCTGTGAAGCGTCATTAATCCTATCTACAATTGATGTTAATAACCCTGATTCACTTTGGAATTGAAGGGTATACTGACTTAAACCTTTATTATATCTGCTATTATATACTGTTGCACTGTCATTCAATACTTTAACAGGCAATAATTTACCATTGGTAAGCTCAACATACACTGCTTTGGAAGACATTATAGATGGTATCCAAGCTGATTCTGCATTGTTCAACCAATCTGATACCACTGTGTATTCACTGGTGGTATCAGAACTGATAATTACCTCATTATTTTGATAGATATTAGCGTCTGTAGCAGTATAAAAACCTGCTGAATTGGTAGAATATGGATTAGTTTTGATTGTTACTTTATCTACTTTCCTTGTTTCTTGTGGATTTTTAAACAACATGCTATCTATTCCACCTAAATCATTGCTCCAAATCATATTAACTACTTCATCCTGACAGTCTGATGATAGGTTATTGTAGTATCTGGTTACAGTTTGTGATGCTACTGTATTACCTGCAACTAGATTCACTGTAAATGATTGTAGGTTTTCCAACGAAACACCATTAACTACTAATCCCCTTGGAGAAATATTAACTCTACCTGATTTAAATGAAGGGTTAATTGGGAATGGTTTTACTATTGTTCCAGTACTATAATTCAAATGAATATCTACACCTGTTGCCCTACCATCATTTAAGTAGTACAGATATTCAGTAGTCCAATATTTGGTTACTGATGCAGGTTTGTTAGTTAAGAATTTAGGAGTACTTGCAGAGGTTGCAACCAATGTAGCAAAGTCATAATCAGACATGGTAATTTTTGGAAGTTGTCCATTGAATACATTGTAAAAAGGAGTAGTATAACTTTCTCCAAGTGACGTACTATTACTAGTGACATTATATATTACCTCAGTGATTTCTAGCCTGTATGAGAACACATCTATTAATTCCTGAACAATGATATCATTCTTTTTTATTGTGGTTTGTACAACGTTTTTAAGTATCTGTTGCAAATCAATTGCTGAACCTTGTCTGTTGGAAGGATTAGGATATAATTGCAATTTGCTGATGATGTTTACACCATCGGTTACTGTTACGTAAAAGGATTGTATATCTGTTCTATTACTTTGTATCTGCCAAATATTTACATTCAATGCAGGGTTAAATAAAGCAGGTGTTTTTATTACTGTTATCATTTCTCTTGTTTAGAGAAGTATTGACAGTTACTCCCATTTACCCAACGGACATAAAGATAACTTACTATATACCTTTGATGCTAATGGACATCCACAATGCCCACAGATATCTAACATGGTTTTATGTGAACATGCATTACATATTTCTTTTCGTCTCTTAGCCTCTATCTTTTCAGCATCAGTTGGATTTAAAAGTGCTAACCAACTATCAGCGATATCTATTACTTTATTAATCATTTGGTTCCTTATAACTTCTATTACTTGATGATGGTGTATCTAATCTAGTAGCACCTCTATTAGTAGTACCATTCATATTCTGAATTAATTTACCTGCTACACCATTGATTGTTTGCTGTTGTACTAATTCAACTAAATCCTTAACATACTGAGGAATCTCAACACGCATAAAATTCTTAGGTTTAATACCTTTATTCAGCCATATATCATACGCTATTGCAGTAGCAAATTGAGTTTGTTTCTCATCATCTGTTAAGGTTTTAAATTTTGCTTCTTCGTTAAATTTTTCTGCATTCCGAGATACTAATTGTTTACGTTTTACCCATTCTTTTATGGCTTGTATCGGTGGTGGTTTGGATGTGTAGGTAAAAGTTGTTTCAGGATATAAATTTTTATTCCTTGGATTTACACCTCTATCTTGAAAGAATAAAGCCGCATCACCAGTAATAGTACAATGTGTATCATCAATGATATTAACCTTCAATGAATCAGATAAGCTACCTGTTGTACTCATTCCCAAGTTTGTAATATTTTGTTGCACACGTAATACAAATGCTGAGGCCGCAAATTCCATTGGTGTTTTTAAATCCTCAAAATTTGATTCATCTTCACCTAGACTATCCAACATAGCCAATCTTTCAGCTTGTAGATTCTTTGCTGATGCTTGTTTTAAACTTGCCATATTATTTATTCAATTCTCTTAACCTAGCTTCTTGTTTCATCAGGTAAATAATTCCAAATACTTCTAATGCTTCCATTTGTAATACATCCCTGAACTTCTCACCACTCCAATCAGCAACTTGTTTACCTAATAGATGAAATCCTACTTGCTTATTGATAACTTCTTTTTCATTGTTACCACCAATTTTAGTAGTGTTTCCTTCATCATCTGTTTCAACATTCGGCATAGTAAATACAGCCTTAGATTGGATAGCGATTGCTTCATAACTTTTACCGCAAAAAAAAAGATAGACATTGCTTCACGTATGTTTAAATTCTCAATCTCTTCATCAGTCATACCAGTAGTAAATGATTTAACTATACCTGGTAAACTCTGTGCAACACTGACTACATCAGGCTTTAATTTTGAGAATAAAATATAGTTATCAAATGATACATCTATTGTTTTCTTTTGCTTAACATGTGGCTTATCCATGGGTTTCATGTCAACATAAATGAATGAAAAATGATTAATCAACTTATCCCAATCCATAGGCATAAAGTCTTTATATATTTCATCCAGTGGTATGTTTAATAATTTGGATGATATGTTTAATAGATTGTCTACTTGTTGCGCTCTTTGTTCATCTGGTGTTAAGTCATCTTCAGTATCAATTAAAGCCCCTAGGATTGATTGATATTGTTTTAATGTAATGTCTTCCCACTTGGAAGGTAGTAGTGGTTGTATCTCTTTATACTTCATATATCAGTATTGCTAAACTGCACTTAAACCTTTCCAACTTCTACCAACATTAATATATTCATTGTACCCATGCCACGCTAAAGCACATGCTGTCACGCGGTCGTCATTGAAGCCCGCTTGATTTCCAAATTTTGTGTGACCTGTTTCACTATACTTCATTTCATATACAAACATTTCGTCAGCCACTTCTTGTGTATATTTAACAGCACCTGATTCAACTGCTTGAATGAACTTATATATCAGATATGGTTTACTCTTACCATTGAAACCATATGGCAATACATAGTGTCCTTTATTCTTTAATGGCTCACTTACTGCTACACCGCTACCTGAACTATCAATTACCTTTAATGTACCCTTAGATAGTTTGTTTAATTCTTCTACCTGTAGCGTATAATCATCTTTAATCTTCCATGTTGTGAAGTGTGACATCACTGCTTGTTTATTTAATCCAACAGCTACCGTGTAATCGTTTATGCCATTGGAAATATCTATACCAAACACACAAGATTTTTCATTGGAAATAGGTACAATGTTCTTTATGATATCCTCATACTTAAATGGATTAGAAGCATTCGCTGTAAACTCTGCTAAGAATTCCTGTCTGAATAATATATCAGGCATATCCAATCTAGATTCTTCAATCTTCTCTACTGGATAATGTGGATTATCATAAGTAGTAAAATGGAATGCAGATGTTGATTGTAGCTTACCATCTTTTGCATCGTTATATAATTGCGTGAAAAAATTAGCACCCTTAGGTGTACCGATAAACCAACATCCACCTAGTAACAAAGGACGTATTACACCGTTCCAAACATAGCTTAAATTGACTATATCCCCTGCTTCATCAATGATTGCAAAATCATATTCACGTCCTCTAATTTTCTCTACTGCGTTACCTGAAAAGAATTTGATTGAACCACCATTTAATAACCTGATTGTTAACTCTGATTTATTTGGTTCTCCATCCATTAATGACTTATCAAACTTCTCACTAAATTCAGTGAAGAATGTTTTAGCTAAATCATATTCAGGTGTTAGATACATGCATCGTTTACCACGTAACATAGCATCCATTAATTTCATCATTGAAACTAATGTCTTACCAAATCTTCTACCTGCTACAATGATTTTATACTTACTCTTATTCTTAATTATCTCTAACTGTTTAGCGTGTGGTGTATCGAATTTTGCAATCATTATACATCCTCACTTTCCACATCTTCTACATCATCATTATCAAACAATGGATTGTTATACTCGAATGTTATTTTAACGTTCCCTGTACTCTCATTCTCGTTTTTATTTGCAGATAACTTAGGTTTCACATAATTCATTAAGTCAGTGTATAATTGCAATCTACGTTGTGGTGTTACCTTATCGATATCAGCCATTAATGTTGACTCTAGTTTATTCATAACTACTGCTAATGCATCCTGAATTACCTTAGTATTTTTATTGATTGCACCCTTTGGTCTACCTGTTGGATTTAATACCTCTCCTTTTTTGATTAATTTCTTAGCCATTTTTTACTTTTCTTTCCACTTTTTTATTGGAACTAAAGAGGTATTGACAGCACCCTTGTTAATCAGTTGATTAAGGCGGTTTTTACAATTTATTAGAAAATAAATTAAAGATTATTTAAAAAAAATTGTAAAAATATTTGTGTTTGATTACAAATTTATTTCCATATATGGAAATATTAGGCGTATGTAAATAATTTTTATTTGGAAAGTTCTTAAAATTTGTTTTGGTTTGCATTCAAATGAGGTTAGAAAATAGAGGATACATTACACTCATCAAAAAGATTATTGGACAAATCGGATAGTAAGAAACCTTAACTTTGTTATAGTATAACACTTAGATAAAAACGTATTTTAATACACGCAAATGCAACGATTTTATATGCATGACATATCTCGAATATGTCGCATATGTTTGGAAAAGAAGTTGTTACAAATGAATAGTTATCAACAATGTTTAAAAATAGATAGGCGAACTGAATTATGAATTTGGTAAGTTTGCTAATAGAAATAGTAAGAAATAAATGTATCAGCAATAAAAGGGTGAAAGGGACAATATATTATGAAAAGTGCATTAGAAATTATAGTAGCGGTATTGAGTATCATAGGTAGCATATATGCATTCATCAAATGGATTGTGCCCTTATTTAAGCCAGGGAATTTACTAAGTGAAGAAATTGAAGAAGTTCAACATGCAGATGGAAGTAAACACAGGAAACAGAAAAGAATATTTAAATAAAAAACCTCTAACAACTTAATGCTAGAGGTTGTGAAGCCGTTCAGATTATTAACCCTGCTTCAAGTTTCTAATGATGATAGCTGCTTGAGCAATGGCTAATGAAGCTGATGATGGTGATTCAATAATCTGATAATCACTATCTCTAAGCCATTGAATAAATGCTAAGTATGTTTTATCGAGTGTATTAGCATCAGCTAAAAACATCTCTGCTAATTCTGCTAGTGTATACATTTATTTCTTCTTGGGTCTACCTGTTTTTTTAACGGTCTCTTTAATCTCCTTTAACTGTTCATCAGTTGGATTACCATCTACATTAATCAAAGTTGTACCATTACCTAAATCAATTTGGGTATAAGGAAATGCATCAGTAATGTCATCAGGAACCATTTTAAGATGTGCAGTGGTATTATCTACTGTTGGATAAATGATATCATACAAGGCTTTATACTTAGCCCCTTCCACATACGGGATGAATAACATAGCTATAACCCCTTCAACCACATTTCCAAAGCATGACCAACATGAAACATTATAGTTTCTTAAATCGCGTGCTAGACGTTCCTTAATGAACGATTGAAGTAATGATACATCTTCACTGGTTACCATACGGTGTTTACCCTGAATGTATTCATATGCTTTTTCTTTAAAGCCCTCTATTAAATCTACAAATTCTTTATCTGTCATGTTATATTACCTCATTTAATTCAGCGGCATACCCTAAATCAACAAATTTATTTAAGGCGATTTGATACACATCATCCAAATCACTTAACGTTGTACTAAAGGACATCCAAATATTAATAGGGAATGCATTAGCTTCACCTAACGAACTTTTAACTTGAAATGGTTGTTCTCCATTGTCTTTATCAGTTAGGCTTTTATACAGGACATAATTGATTGAAACAGTACTTGTCTGTTTAACTTCATCTTGTGTTAAGTCGATGTTGTTATTCACCTGATAGTTGGTAATCTTTAAAATAGCTTCATCAGTTTCAAAACCTGATACAGACTTTAGCGTCTGATTAAATAAAATATAATTAGTCATTTGTTTTTTCTCCTTCTTTTGGTAATAGTTGCGCTAACACTTGGATAGCTTTATCCAACACTTGTGCATCGTTTCTTTTAAGTTGTAAATCACCTGTTGCGGTGAATATAATTTGCAGTGCTTGTTCTGCTGTCATTTCTTTATTTTCCATAATTATTTTATTCTTCTTCGTCATCAGACTCTGATGCCTGATGTGTATTTCTTTTTGTTTTCTTTATTGTAATAGGGTTAAGTATTTCATCAATTTCCTTGTCTGATTTATACTCACTCGCTTTTCTTATATGTTTATATTCATCTGTAAATTCGTTAACCAATTCAGCTAACTTTATTTTCATTGCTTCAACTTTAATCTTCACATCTGCTTTGTAACGGCCTTTAGTTTTTTTCTTGTCAATTAGCAGGTTCAAAGTATTTACTTCATCAGTTGTAAGCTTAGGTAGTATGTAGTTGAATAATTCATTCTCACTATATTCATCATCTGGTTTATCCCTTGGAATGAAATTAAAGTCCTCACCTATATCATCTACAAACATTTCTGTTGGACTTATTGATGCATTGGAAGATAAACTGCTAGCATGTCTAAGCCTTCCAAGTAGTGAACCGTTAGGGTTGTTAGTACTTCTTCTTACACATACGTTAGTAAACATCATAAACACATACCCCTCAAAATCACCTTTACCTTCTTCAACGTATAATGCTTCAATTTTTCACGGTGGTATCCTAGATAGTTCCATAAAGGTTTCTTGTATGCAATCGTCTAATACTTGTGTGCCTCGGGGTATACCACACCTAAAAACAAGCTTATCAAATTTCTTCCAAAGTTGTTTACTGTTATAGTATTTAAGAATGATTTCGTCTCTAGACAGTCATACCTTTTCTGTTTTCTTTCTACCCATATTATTTTACCTCTTTTGTATTCTTTAAAAACCAGTAGCTGAAATCAACCAATGCCATTGTGGTATTGTTACCATCTCCACCGCGTACCGTTCTTAGCACTTTATTATCTTCCAATTCTTTGATACCTTCTTTTAGTTTTTCAGTTGGAATACTGTAGAACTTATCAAGTATTTTATAAACCGTGTAATCTGCTGTAGTTGCTGATAATCCACTGTCTTGCTTCATTCCTTCCCTATCGTAACGGAACAACTCAATTGCCACGTTCGTAGTCTTAACCATAGCGATTAGGTCATTTTTTAATTCAAATGTGTACGTGACATCTTTCTTTGTTGCAGTGACATCATATCCTGAAAACTTTCCTAGCTCTGCTGTAGTGGTAGCAACCCATCCTTTATTATTTAAGAGGGTACAAAACTCCTTTTCTACTTCTTGTGCTTTTTGTAAATCGTTATTGAATGTTGACATTAGTGACTGCTTCAGGCTTGGTATTAGTGCCGTTGGCAATCGGAAATTGTACTACTTGTGTTTGAATTACCGCTAGACTTTTATAATGGTCTTCATCAAAATAAACTGCAACACTTTCTGTGTTATCAGCATACACAATGTCTAATACATTTTGTACTCTTTTACTTGTTGATAATACAATTGCTTCAATATCTGATTCAGTAATGCTGATGTAGTGTGGTGCAGGAATGATTGCATTCTCTGTTCTGAAAAATACTAATCCAACAAATGGTAATAACTGTTCTCTTAATTTAGCTTGTGCTTCTTGTAATCTTAAATTCTGTTCTTTATTCATATCTATAAATAGTCTCTTACTTGACTTATGATTAAAATAGTTGAAAATATATTTTTAGTAAATGCTATAATTAATTACTTGATTTTTTTTAAATCTGCAATACTATTGTATGATGACTAAAAATAAATACAACGCAAAAAAAACTATATATAAAGGGATTACTTACGACTCTAAAAAAGAAGCTATGCGTGCTGAAGAATTGGATGTAATGTTATCCATTGGAAAGATACTAGATATCCAAAGACAAGTACCATTGAAGTGTATTGTAAACAATCTACTTGTTTGCAAACTTGTATGTGATTTCGTTTATACTTTACCTTCAGGGGAAGTTATTCATGAAGATGTTAAGGGTATGGTTTTGCCTGTGTTTAAACTGAAACAAAAACTAGTAAAGGCTCTACTTGGGATAGAGGTAATAATCTTTTAAAATATGAAACCCTCACTTGTTTAAGGTAAGGGTTTGAAAATGAAACTTTCAGTTTTCAGTTTATTCCAACACATTAAGTGTTGACACTATTATTATTTATCTTCAGTATTCCGAAGTTTACGTTTAAGCTCAAATAATTCACCAATCAACTTATCAGATTCATTTTCCAACCTATCCATTTCACGGTTATAATCTATATCATCAGGTAGCTGATTTAGTTTCACTCTATGGTTGCATACGGCTTTATTGGCTTTGCTAAATTCTGCTTCAGCTTCTCTGATTTGTTGCCTGATGCTCTTTACAGGCTCTTGTACAACCTCAGTCCATTTATATGTATCTGGATGTGGACATGATTTAACTGATGTTCCTGTATAAACCCCTATGTACTTACCAGATTCCCTATTGAAGTTAATTGTACCATCGGCACTATCAGCATAAGCAATATGTAGATAAGATTGTTTCTTTTCCAACTCCGCTACCTGCTTAGTCAATAAATCCATTGATTCCAATCGTTGTGCTGATGTTGCTTCTGCTTCTGTGATTTCTTCTTCTAATTGTTTGAATAAGTCTGTAACACGATTACTATTTTCTATAATTCTATTTGCTTCTAAAAGTGTATATGTACCTTCATTTCTTAAAAAGTTTAAATCCCTGATTTCTTCTTGTATTTCTTTTAATTTATTTTTCATTTTGTGTTTGTGTTTATTTTTTATATTCTAATACTTCTAATGTATATCCTTCTGCTTCCATACCTTTAATATAACTCCTATTAAATGCTGATAGTAATATATTCATTACAGCGTAGTCATTGGTCAATTTAACTTTACCTTTCACATCAGCAGGTGTACCATCCTCTAGGAAAAATTGAGAATCAATTTCAAATGTATGGTTAACACCACCAACATATTTAATTGAAGGTATAACCACAATTTTATTAATGATTGAATATGGTTCATCACTACCTAATCCACGTGCCAGTACGCCTGATGTGATTGCTAACATCTGTCTATTTGTTGCATAATTTGCAATCAAAACATCTTTTTTATTTTTCATATTATTTATTTTATTCTCTTACTTTTTTTAATTTATTAATGTGCTTCACTACTTGTGGGCACTTCTCATATTCTTCTTTTGTTTCATAGATGTTTAACACCTTAGACATCTGCTGAAGCAGTCAAGGCTTGGTTACGAAAATTATTATATCACCATCAGGGAAAAAATATTCATAGATTAAATCTTTCTGTGATATGATTTCTTCGTTGTCCATAATGTCATCTATATAATCATCCATTATATATAGATATCGCATTGCTGTACCTCTATTCATTTTTTTTATTTGTCTATTGTTTTTTTATCTTCATCTATTTCATGTTGAATTAATAGTGACACCATGGCAAGTACACCCCACCATACATTAATCACATTGAAAACTGCTAAGGCTATTTGTATACGATACATTGTTTTCCAATTAATCACCTTATCCAAAAATTTTTCAAATTCATTTTGTTTTGATTCTCCTTCAGTAATAAACCATTTCTTCAGCGTACTTTTTATTTTATTCATATACATATAAATAGTCTTCTAATTCTTTTTATTAAGATAAATCAAAAAATAAATTTTATAAATCTTATAAAATAAAAAACCCCTATCCGTTTTGATAGAGGCTCTATTACATGACAATATTAAATTAATTTGCGAACCTTACGGGGTGCGTCTTTTCCTATTTCACCAATCCCTTTCTACATACTAAGATAGGTTAGAAATTAAAATTTTCAACATCATCATTGTTATTAGTTTGGTCATCATTGTTATTAGTTTGGTCATGATAGTTATTTATATATTCATCACATTCTTCTTTCATTTCAGCAAGCATTGCTTGCATTGACTCTATCCTTACACGGGCTTGTACAGCCATTTCATAATCTGTTTTTTGATTATCATCAATGACAGCACGTAATCCTGATGCCCTAATCATAATCATCCCTTTGAGGGCTTCACATATTTCTAACATAATATTTATCCAATGATGGTTCCACTAATATCTATTTTATTAATACTGGAATAATTTGTTTTTATTTTTTCTAAAGCATTAATTGACCGACTAATAAGCTTTATCACCTTTTCCTTAGTTTCGTTATCATGGTTGGATATATCATTTAATTCTTCGTCCGTACCTCCTTGGGAATTAATAGGTTTAATGTGTCTAAGATAATTAAGTAGTGTTTCATTGGAAGCTTCCAGTACCCAAACTGCACTTGCTAATTCTTCTAGCGTTGTTTTCATATTGTTGTTTAATTAATTGTTGCCGTGATTGTATCAGCATCCAAACCGAACACCGTTGATTTATAGTACGTTACAGTCTTATCTTGTTCTTTGTACGTATTTATACCACCTCTATGTCTGCTAACGTAGTAAAGGAAAGTATCAATGTCCCTAATATAGTAAATGGACTTGTAATTTCTAATGATGATAACATTACCTTCATAATCAAATTCTTTCACATCAGGTGCAATAGAGGCCGCTAACGGTGTTGGAGTATTAGATGCAGGTGATTGTTTAGGTTTATTAATTCGTTTCTTATACGGTCGCTTTTTAGCCTCTGTAATCGTTTTAATTTCTTTAGCTGTAGCAGGTGTTACAATAGCATCAGTAAACTCAAAGATTGCAATGTTATGTAGAAATTTTGCTTTGTCGCTGTACATTGTGTAAGCAGTTTTTTCTTTGAATAGATAATCCCAATTGACTTCATACCCTGTGGCATTAATTGCTTTTATCCGACCTTGTTTATCTTTAATAAACGTAGCCTTATAAGCCACTGTAATAAAGTTCCATTTGATAAGGTTATCTTTAATGTCAGCACCTTCACCATTGGAAAGTTGTAGAACCTTGTATAGGTTTACACTGTTAACTTCTTGTGTTATGCTATTACCCTTATATATGGATGCTAAAAAGAATAAATATTTATTTAATTGGAACGCTGACTTGCATTCAGGTTTGTCTTTTAAGATGTTGATTACTTCACATGGAAGTTCAATTGTTAGTTTTAATAATTTTTTCATTTGTTGTTTGGTTTTATTCAATCATTGCAGGTAGTAATAAATGACAACCGTTGCAACAGTTGCCATTCCCAAACAATGAATTAAAGTATCTATATACTTTCTAATAAATATCTTCCAGAATTGGAAAGTGATGATTTATTATTAAATATTTTTATTTACTCATATTGTTAAGATAGGGCAACATTCAAAAAAGTCAAGTGTGGAAATGATATTTATTTTTAGATATTCTATTTCTGACAGAAAATAACACAAAAAGACTCCACACGGTATACCCTATTTTTACCCTAAATCAGACAATTTGGAGAAAATAAAAGTGTGGATTTTGATACTAAAAACTGGATTAACACAAAAAGACTCCACTACTAAAGAAGAAAATCCAAATGATTCTTTTTATCAAATAGTTTAAATGAATTAAAAACTCATTTCACTACGTTCAATTTCATTTTTAATTATAGAATCAGTTGAAACAAAAAAAATATCTTTTGAAATTATTCTATTGAAATCCTTTTGTTAGTTGGAAACTTGAATATTTATTTTGAATTGGAATGAAGTTATTGTTACTCTTTAAAATTAGTTTATGATATCTTTCTTTCCTTTATGAATGTTGTATGGATGAATTATTCTTTATCCAATGTTATTATTCTTCTAACTGCATCACAGATTGATTTCTACTATATCCCAACATCCGCAGGATAAACTTTGATTGATATAGTTACCCGTAGTGGAGTCTTTTTGTGTCAATTACAGTATTACAATTCTATGACAATAGGTAAAACTAGGGTAAAATCTACCATTTCCAAGTATTGAATTTTCCTTAGTCCAACAGTATCAATAAGTTATCTTATGATATTTCTTTTAGATTTAAAAATAATTCACTAATCAGTGTAACTGTCAGTAGTCCAGGCAAATAAATAAGGTAATTACATTTTAAATTCTAACCTTTGTGTATGAACACACGACTACTTAACCTATTGAATACCGTTCTTACTGATTCTATCAGAGTATTAGAGAATGATGAAGACTATGAAACATGCGCTCTACTATTAGATAAACAGCAGGATGTACAAATAGACATCCTGCTTAATGATATATGATTACAGAGGCTCTAATGCAGTCATTATTAAAGGATACTAATACAGTACCTGACTATTTATATATACTACTGGATATAATCATTCCCCAATTGGAAGATGAGAATCAGATAAACGAATTAAAACAATTACAAACCGAACTTAAAAAACTAAAAAAATGAGAAGAATATTTTTAACCCTCTTTGCTGTTATTAGCATCCTAACAGCATCAGCACAATTACCAGTTCCAGTTAGAGATGGAAGGATAGAGTATACAGGCGTTGTAGAGACACCAAATGTATCAGGTAAGGATTTATATAAGAATACTAAATATTACCTTACACATGCGTTTAAAGGAGCTAATGATGCTATCATCCTAGATGACTCAACTAGCAATACCATTGCATTAAAGTCTCAGGTGTTTGTTCCTATGGAAATCCAAGGTAGTACTTCACAGGGTAACATGTTTGACTATCGTGTGCAGGTGGAAGTTAAAGACGGTAAGTACAGATATACTATCAGCGGTTTTGGCGGTCACTCGGTAAATAACAATCAATATCAAGGCACTTCCAATGTTTCATTTGATGGTTCAGGTTTGGATAAGATGTTAGAAAAACTGAATGGCATAGCTGATGCTAAAATAAAAGAGATGATTATCAAATCAACCAATGGAATGCTGAATAACTTAAATGAAAAAATGACTACATTGATTGCCCAATTGAATGCAAATATAATTACCAAACCAAATACTGATTTCTAATGAAACCAATGACCAAAGAAAGATGGGATGCTTTAAGTGATAGTGAAAAAGCATTCTTCCAACATGGGTATATAACATCACAAATAAAAGATAATAAATTTACAACCCCATTTGACCTGTTTTTATCACGCCTAACACCACCCATACCAGTGGTTGATGTAAATGCTTTCCAACAAATGCAAGAAACGTTAGAACAGCTTAAAATAGGTTTGACACCAGTTACGTCATTTTTCGCAAAAGAAGTTAAAGAACCTGTAAAACGTATTTCAGCCAAAAAGCGGAAACAGATGGAAATGGAAGAATATGAAAAACAGATGGACTTGAAAGCTAGGAAATTATTATAATAAAAATGGGGCTATTTAAGCCCCTCTAATACATTAAAGTTTACTTTCTTCCTAGTACTTGCAAATTGTAATTGATGCTCTCTGAGGTAGTTTTCTGTCTCTAAAAACGAGGCATGACGTGCATGATGTTGAATTGTATGAATCACCATTGCGGGCGTTAAACTATGGTCGTTTACCAGAGCATAAAATAGTTTGGCCAATCCACTATGTTTGAGAGCGTATAGGCGTTTTTCAAATTTACCTTTATATTGGCGTTGTAATTTTTCACGTACATCTACAAATATATCATCAAACGTATAGTGGTTATGTTTGATTTGTCTGCCCTTGTCGTTTGCAATTAAATAATCTTCAGGTTTATAACCATCAGGAAATACAAGCTTTACCCATTTTTTTAAGGAAACTAACAATTCATCGGGTATATCTATTTCAATGTTTTCATTCTTTTTATGTCTTTTTGCAGATTTGGTAAGTTTTGCAGGTATAACAAATTTTTCTTCTTTTAAGTCGAGCATAGACATCCTCAGTCTAAAAATCTCAGACGGTCTGATAAACGTATACATAATCATTTTACTGACAACATGAAGTTTGTAATGTTCAGGAACATTAGTGTACTTAAAATATATTTTCAATTCTTCATCCGTCCAAGGTTCGTATTTATCTTCTAAATCTTCAATCTTAATAATTTTTTCGTTATCATGTTTTAATTTGACATTGGATGCAGGATTAAATGTTGCCAATTCTTTTTCAATTAGAGTGGCATATAAAATAGAAATGTAGCCCCTATTTCCCTTACACGTTTGATATCTCCATTCGACGTGACCGTCTTCAGGGTTGAAATATTCTTCAATGAGATTTTTGATATCTGATTTGGTCACTTGACGTATATCATCAAGTTTACCAATTTTAACTATGTACCGTCTAAATGCATTTTTGAGAAATGATAAGATACCGCGTGCTGAATGTTCTTTACCTTCTGCTATTTCACCTACCCAACCTTTTTCAGTTGCCAAAATATCTATGGCTTTATCAAGTGAAATTCTAGCATCAGCTTTAGCTTCTTCTAATTCTTTGATTTTTTTCTGTTCGTCTTTTTTCTTTGCTAAAATTTTCTTAGGGTCTCTACCCTCTTTTAGATGTATGGTCATCCTTTCTATAAGTTCACTTGCTTTAGCTTCTCTTTCTTTAAGAGTGCCTTTAGTCAGACTGATGTTATAGTTTTTCAGGCCATATTCTTTTCGATATTGTTTTTTACCGTCTAT